GTCACCGATGCCCCCGCCGGCGTCATCATCGCCAGCTGGAAGGCCCTGCACTGTCCGCAGCCAGGATGCGGCGCCGACTGGCACAAGCTCACGTTCGAAACCACGCCCGATGCCGACCCAGACCGGAGCGCCGCATGACACCGCTCCCGCTCGATCCCGCTCGCACCCAGGAACTCGCCCGAGGCATCGAGCAACTCATGGCGCTCAACGGCTGCAACCTCGTCGAAGCTATCACCGCCGTCCTCGCCCTCACCCTACGCCACGGCCGACGCATGGCGCCCGACGAGCGCATCAATCTGCTCGACGCCATCTCCGGCGCGTTGACGTTGGGCGCAAAGGACAGATTCGATGCCTAGCGACGTTGGTATCAACGCTGTTTCAACGCTTGGCGGTGTCACCGGCCGCGGTTTCATGCCAGGTCGATCCGGAAACCCGAATGGCCGGCCAAAGGGTGACGTTCAGGCGCTAGCTCGCCAGCACACTGAGCGAGCAATCTTGACTCTGGTCGAAAGCCTCGATGATCCGAAGCTCAAGGTGCAGGCGGCAGTCGCATTGCTCGATCGCGGATGGGGTAAGCCGGTGCAGGAGATCGCATCGGAGAACGGTGATACCGTCACATTCCTGCATCTCGTTGCAATGCGCGCGTTCAGCGACGAACTCAATGCACAGCGTGTTGTAGATGGAAACGTAGTTGCAGGTGAAACTGTAGACACACTAAAGCCACCGCGTGATTTGATGGCGCCGGCTGAGGAATAGATGCTCACCCTGCAACATCCTGACGAAGCTTTCGACTGGGGCGCGGCGATCGGCGCCAGCACCAACCCGTTCGCAACCGCCGCAGCACGCTACGGCCGCGCGCCCGTCGCGTTCGTCCGCGAAGTGCTGCACGCAGAGCCCGACGCATGGCAGCTGCAGGCACTGCGCGCGCTTGGCAACGGACACACACGCATCAGCATTCGCAGCGGTCACGGCACCGGCAAGAGCGCATTCGCAGCGTGGGCCATCGTGTGGTTTTCCAACACGCGCATTCCGTTCAAGGCAGTCGCGACAGCGCCAACAGCGCCGCAGCTGTTCGACGTGCTATGGCCAGAGGTGATGAAGTGGCACCGCACGCTGCCGCCGACCTGGCAGTCGCTGTGGGACATCACATCGGATCACATGAAACTAAAGGCCGATCCAGAGTCGTTCGTCACCGCGCGCACATCACGTCCAGAAACACCTGAGTCGATGCAAGGCATACACAGCAGCAACGTGCTGCTCGTCGCCGACGAAGCATCCGGCATCGCTGAACCTGTGTTCGAGGCGGCGGCCGGTTCCATGTCATCAGCAGGCGCAACCACGATCCTGATCGGCAACCCAACGCGGTCCACCGGCTTCTTCTGGCGGACACATGCAACCGAGCGCGGGCGCTGGTTCACGATGAAGGTGTCGGGCCTCGACAGCCCACGCGTCAGCAAGGAGTTCGTCGATGAGCACGCGCAACGCTACGGGCTCAACAGCACCGCATATCGCGTGCGTGTGCTCGGCGAGTTCCCCGAGGCCGATAGCGACACGTTCATCGCGGGCGAGCTTGTTGATCAGGCCATGCAGCGCGACGTGGCGCTGGACCTCACCAAAAGCGAGATATGGGGCCTGGATGTCGCGCGATTTGGTGACGACTCGTCGGTGCTGATCAAGCGCCGCGGATACGTGGTGACCGAGCCGCCGCGCGTGTGGCGCAACTTCGACACCATGATGCTGGCCGGCGCGATCAAGGCCGAGTGGGACATGATGCCCAACAACCGTCCGGCGCTCATCGCCATCGATGCAATCGGCATCGGTGCGGGTGTTGTCGACCGGCTGATGGAGCAAGGGTTGCCCATCCTGGGCATCAACGTCGGCGAGGCGCCTAGCACAACCGGGCGCTATGTGCGGCTTCGAGACGAACTCTGGGGGCGTGGCCGCGAGTGGCTGGCGTCGCGCATGTGCCGGCTGCCGCGGGATGAGCAGTTGCGCGATGATCTGGTGGCGCCGCGATACACGTATACGTCGGATGGCCGCGTGCAGATCGAGAGCAAGCAGCAGATGCGGGCGCGCGGGCTGGCATCACCGGATCGTGCCGATGCGTTCCTGCTGACGCTGGCCGAGGCTGGGCTGATGGTGTCCTCGGCGTCGGACGCGGGGCTATACAGCAGTGCGCCGCTACGGCCGAGCATAGCGGGGATGGAGGTGTGATATGCCGTTCGATAATGCAGCGTATTCCGATCGATGGTGTGTTACCCCGGGGAAAACGAACCAACCGCGAGCTGTCCAGATACGTTCTGACGCCCAGGTTCTCTATGCAATCTGGCAGTCGCTGGAAACCGGGTGGGCTAAAAAGCTCAACGATGGAGCCAATCATTGCGTGCTGGGATGGGTCACCCACTTTTGCTCACCCACAACGATCATTGACTGGTCGTCTCCGCAAATCGCACGGCTGTTGCGTCGCTTACACGACGAATTGCCCCGGTCGGTACAGCGCAAGCGGACGCATCGGCGATATACCTTAGCAAAGTACAACGATAGGCGCGATCTACAGGCTGCCCGTGATCTGGTGTTCCGCGCCTATCTGACTGAGGTGAACGAACGCATGGGAGCGCTAAGCTCATGAGCGGTTCGCTGATCCAGCAATACACGCAGGGCCAGCAGCCGCAGAGCGGTGGCTCACTGCTGATCCCGCAATACACGCAGCCGCAGAGCGGGGGCCTGCTGGGCATCAAGCCAGACGCGGGCTACTGGGGCGGCACTGGCGTGAACGCGCCGAAGCCAGCAGCGCAGCAGGCAGCGCCAGCACCTGCGGCACAGCAGACGACGCAGATGTTCAGCTCGCCGAACGCGGCCGCGCAGAGCACGCTGGACGACTACGCCAAGGCGCTGACCGGCACCGGCATGGGTTCGCTGGGCAACGGGCCGATCGATCCTGGCGCGTTTATGCTGCTGCAGCAGATCAACCCGCAGATGGCCGCGAGCATCATCGGCAGCCCGTATAGTCCGTTCGGCTATGGTGGCGGTGGAGGCGGGGCAGGAGGATACTCTCCCGAGGGTGACAGCGGCATGCAGGGCGTCGAGGTCGGCAGCAACAACGTGAGTAGCGTGTGGTGACGCTGCTCCTGATCATCCTGCTGGTGCTGCTGTTGGCCGGCGGTGGTGGCTACGGCTGGCGCTACGGCTACGCAGCCAGTCCCTACGGCGTCGTGTTCATCGTGCTGATCGTGTTGCTGGTGCTGCTGTTGTTCGGCGGCCCACGCGTGGGGTGGTGGTTATGAGCGGCACAGCCGGCAGCACAGCAGCGCCACCGCCGCTACCTGGCGGACCGGTAAGACCTGGTGGCCCGGAAACCGGCGGCATCGGCGGCATGGGCGGCATGCAGGGCGGCGGGCTACTGCAGCCCAGTGCGTGGCAATCACCCAACCCGCCGCCAGTGCCGCGCATCCAAGGGTTGATGCAGCCGGTCGGCCAGCCGCTCAGCGTCGAGCACGTGTTCGCCAACATCACCAAGGCGCCGCCCGACACGATCCCGCACGATCCCGACGACGATCTGCCGCCGCAATTACGTGCGTATGCGGCCGGGCTGCGACCGAGCAATCGCCCGGTGTCGGCGCAATGGCAGCAATCGTTCGTCTACGAAAAGCTCGGCAAGAGCGACAGCGAGATTGAGTCTATTGCGCAATACTACTTCAAGATGGCCGAGCGGTATGACGTGTATCTCGGGCGCGAGCGCATCACGGCAAGTCAGTATTACGCCGGCCGACCGCTGGGCGACGAGGAGCCTGGCAGATCCCAGCTGGTGATGACGACCGTCAGGGACACCATCCGCGCCACGCTACCGTCATTGCTGCGCGTGTTCACCGGGGTGGAAGATCCCGTGTCGTTCGAGCCGATGAGCGACGACATAACGGGTGATGATAAACTCGCCACGACCTTAGCCCGACAGGCCACGGACTACTGCCGGTGGGCGCTGTTCACCTGCAACAGCGGCTGGCAGGTGCTGCACGATGTGCTGCTCGATGCGCTGACCCGCAAGGCGGGCTGGTGCCGCTGGTACTGGGGTAAGCGGGAGACCACGCGCACCGAAGTCTGCGAGAACCTGCTGCTGCCGCAGCTGCAACTGCTGCTCGCCGAGCCCGGCATCGAGGCGCAGCGCATCGTGCGGCGGCCGATCCAGCAATCAGAGCTACAGCTGCTGATGAAGGTGCCCGAGGTCGCGATGTATCTGCAACAGGGCGGCGCGCCGGAATACTGGAGCGCCACCATCACGCGGCACGCGGCGCAGAACTGGCCGGTGGTCGAGGCGGTGCCGTCGCAATGCGTGTGGGTGGTGTCCGATGCCGATACGGTCGAGGGCGCCAAGGGCATCTTTCACGTCCGCGATGTGGTGGCGTCCG